AGTAGCTGCCCAGAGCGCCATGCCGACCCGGTTCCACCGTTCCCAGTCGCGGGGGCCTTCGTTCCTGATCTGGGCCATGGCATCTGCAGCGGAGAGGATCGAGGTTCGCTGCCCCATGCTGCTGGTATAGCCGCCCGCATCGCCCTGTCCGGATGTTGTACGTACATCCTCCGCCGCCCCGATGATCGGCGCCACGGCGGCCAGGAACTCGTCGATCTCGACTTCCGTAACCGGCGGCAACTGCGTGTCGGAAAAATCCCCAGGCCCACCTTCGGGCCACTCTAGCGCGGCCCCGGAGGCGTGGGTGCCGAAGGCCACGAATTGTTGCCCCCGCCCCAGGATCTCCACTTTGCCGTGATCGCCCGCGATCGATCGCTTGCCGGGTTCCCCGCTGATGGCCCGGTAGAGCATCAGGATACGCGGGCTGTTTGCCCTGGTCCGCCGGGGAGCCTCGCCCAGGATGCGCTCGGCTTCCGCCTGGATACGCTCCACCAGGGCGGGGTCGTCCACGTCGATATCCACGGCGCGGAGCCCGTCGGCCAGGATGCCGGTGTTCAGCGCGTGGACAACCGGCGGCGCCGTCACACAGAACGGCGGGTCTCGCCGGGCATCCCCTATCCAGTCTTTGCCCAAGGGCCGCTTGCCGGGCGATGGGCCGTTGGTGTCATGCGACACGATCGGCACGGGCCGGAAGCCCGTATCCCAGACGCGCTGACGGATAGCTAAGACGTTGTCTGTATTCACATTTTTGTCCTCTGTCCTCGAGGGTTGGGCTGGCCGCCACGCGCCGAGGACACAAGCGCGACTTACTCCGGGGGATCAGTCCGGAACGGCGGCCAGTCCCCCACGCTAGCCGCGAGACCGCGCCCGAGGCAAGCCACGAAAAAAAATTTCGTCGCCCTGCATTTTCCCTGTTGCAATCCCCGTCGGCCCCGGTTACGTTGTTTTCGTCAACGACGCCCCGGTTAATGGATGACCGGGCCAGCAAGGAGCCTAATGATGAGCAACTCCGACGCCGCCGCGATCGCCCTGGTAGACAAGCTGATCGCCGCGAAGGCCGCCGAGGCCGAAGCCAACAAGGCCCGCGTGGCCATTGAGCAGGAGATCATTGATCTCCTGGGTGCCAAGGAAGAAGGCGCCGAGACCCACGACCTGTCCAACGGCTTCAAGGTCACCATCACCGGCAAGACCAGCTACTCCGTCTCCGCTGACGACATGGATGCCTTCATCGCCAAGTGCGAGAAGGCCGGGTTCGACGCGCTGATCAAGCGCACCGTTTCCCTTGACGAGACCAAGGCCAAGAAGATCCGCGCGACCGACCCCAAGGCGTGGCGCTGCGTGGGTTCCCTGATCACCACCAAGGCGGCCAAGACCGCCGTGAGCGTCAAGGTTTAAGGAGGGTATCATGCTGACCAGTAGCACACAGTTCCAGGCGTTCTGGGAGGAGGTGAACTACCTCCTCGACCGCCGCGCCGAGCCCACCGCCGAGTTCCTGGAGGCGCACGAGAACGCCGACCTTGATGACTCTGAACTCGCCGTGGACATGATCCTGATGGACCGCGCCCGCCGCGAGCGGGATGCCCGCGAGGCCATGGAGGACGCCAACGCCCTGGCCGCTGACTACGCGGCCTACACCCGGAGGATTGGCTAATGAGGATCGAAGCCAGCACCCACAGCAACGGCGATATCCGCTGCAAGGTGGACATCCTGTCCCAGGGGGTGGCGTATGCCACCCTGCGCGCCAAGGACGACCTAGGCCTGAGCCTGCTGAGCGGGTTCGTCATCTACCTGAAAACTCAGGCCGAGATCGATGCCTTCACCGCCCTGGAGGCCGTCCTGGCGGCCCAGGACAGCAAGGAAGGGGAGGAAGTCTAATGATCCAGGCGCAGCACATCAGCATTGGGCACGCCCGCCCTCGCGGGTGCTGCGCCAGTTCCTCGCAGGCAGCGCTCCGCGTCGCTCCGCCACGAGCCGCTGGGCCACGCACCGCACCGCAGGCACCGCACCGCTTCGCACCACGCCGAGCCGCAACGCGTCTTCACGCATCGCAGGCGCAGCTTCGCTGCGTGTCGCTTCGCATCGCTCCGCTCCGCACCGCAGGCTACGCAACGGGTCGCACCGCAACGCAGCGCACGGCAGGCATCGCCACGATTCGCGTCGCATCACACCACTGCACACCGCAGGCAACGCACCGAGGCGCATCGCACCATGAGGCCGCGCAACGCCGCACGCCGTCGGGCTTCGCCACGCACCGCAGGCAATACAACGCCCCGCTCCGCAGCGCCGCACAACGCACCGCAGGCTTAGTCACAACAGAAAGGAAGGACTCGTGACAACCACTATAAAGCAGGAACTACTGGCTATTCATGCTGCCTCCGAAGATGGAAAACTGCATGCCCACGAGGTCGTGGCATGGGCCCAGAACAATCCGGGCTCTGCACTTCATGCGGCGATCGACTGGGACGACGAAAGCGCCGCCTATCAGCACCGTCTATGGCAGGTGCGAAAGCTGATTGAGATCCATGTGACGATCGCTGGCCCGACGCATGAGCGGTTCATTTCCCTGTCCATCGACCGACCGGTTGGCGGGGGATACCGCAACATGGCGGATGTTCTCCAGGCCCAGGATTTGACGCAGATCATGCTGCGTGACGCCCTGCGTGAACTGGAGCGTATGCAGGATAAGTATCGTCACATCAACGAACTTGCCGACGTTTGGGCTGCCGTGGACAAGATCAAATCCAGGCGCGTCAAGCGCACCGACAAGGCTGCTTAAAACCACTCAACAAGACAACGGAAGGATGTAACTATGCCCGAAGGTATCAACCAGATCAGCACGGCCAAGAATGTCGTGATTGCCCCACCGAAGATCGAGAGCGCCAAGATCACGATCCGGGGGATCAGCCCAATGGTCCAGTGCAAGTTTAGCATGAAAGCGCAGGACCAAATCCGTGCCACGCAGGAGGCCGGTCAGACCAGCCGGAAGAACAAGAAGAAGGAGGCCAAGGATTTCGATGCCGTCTTCCAGGGCGGGCGGCACCGCTCCACGGAGGGGTGGGACGGCATTCCGGCTACCGCGTTTCGGTCGGCCATGATCAGCGCCTGCCGCACTGTTGGGTTCAAGATGACCCTGGCCAAACTGTCCATCTTCTGTGTCGCCGATGGCTATGACGAAGAAGGCACGGGTTTGGTCAAGATCACTCACGGCGAACCCACAATGGATGTGCGCCCAGGGCGCAACGCCAATGGGTCTGTAGACCTTCGTGCGCGCCCGATGTGGGCTCCGGGCTGGCAGGCGACTGTTACTCTCCAGTGGGATGCGGACCAATTCTCTGCCTCTGACGTGATGAACTTGCTCGCCCGTGCCGGGTGGCAGGTTGGTATTGGCGAAGGCCGCCCCGATAGCCGTATGTCCGCCGGCATGGGCTGGGGCCAGTTTGAAATAGCCTGATGGAAAAGAATGATGCGCCACGAAGCTGAACTCCTGCGCGAGGAGGCCAACCAACTGGCGCTCATTCGCATCATCCTGGTCAATTTTGAGGTCAGTGCCCGAAACGGAGGATATCGGGCATTGGCCAGCCAGTGTGATTTGCTAGAGGGCGCACTGGCCAAGATCGAGGACGGCATCAATGCCGTTGCCGATCGTCTGGCACCGCCCCCGGAGCGGATGACTGGCGCCCAGATGATCATGCGGTGGAAGGAGACATACTAATGGACGACGACCTGAATATAGCTCGGCACATGGAGAACGTGACGCCGACGCTGCGGACGGTCCTGGGACCGCAGAGGTCGCCCACGCTGGGTGAAATGGTGGCCGGCTCTGGCCGGTGGACCCGAAACGGGAAGCATCTGCTGGGCATGATCAAACGGACGACAACGATGGAGGACATCACGAATGGCGTTTAACTTAGCTTCGGTACAGCGGAACCATGCGGTCCGCGCGCCGAGGGTGATGATTTACGGGCCGCATGGCATGGGCAAGACGACTTTTGGCGCCCATGCCCCGTCCCCGATCTTCATCCAGACGGAGGATGGCCTGGGCCTTCTGGATGTGCCGCATTTCCCCTTGGCGTCGTCTTACGCGGACGTTGTCCAGGCGATCGGCTCCCTGGTGGAGGAGGACCACGAATACCAGACCGTGGTCCTGGATAGCGTGGACTGGCTGGAGAACCTGATCTCCGCGCACGTCAACGCGAACTACGAGGCCAAGGAACTGGCATTCGGCAAGGGCGCGATCTATGCCGCTGACTGCTTCCGGGAGATCCTGGACGGCCTGACGGCCCTGCGGAACGAAAAGGGGATGGCTGTGGTCCTGATTGCCCACAGCGAAATCCGACGGTTTGATAGCCCGGAGACGGAACCGTATGACAGATATCAGCCGAAACTACAGGCGCGGGCGAGCGCGCTTGTCCAAGAGTGGTGTGACGCGGTGTTCTTTTGCAATTTCCGTGTGGTCACAAAAGAAACGGAAGTGGGTTTCAACAGTAGCGCACGTCGTGGAATTACGACGGGTGACCGGTTGATCTACACGACCGAGAAGCCTGCCTATCTCGCCAAGAACCGCTACGGTCTACCGGATAGCATTCCGCTGTCCTGGGACGCCTTCCAGAACGCTTTGGCTCCGAAGCCGAAAGCCGCTTAATCTTAAACACAAGGAACGAAACAAATGGCCACAATCAACTTCGACATCGATTCCGTTGAACCGTCTGTTAACACCTACGAACTGCTCCCGCGCGGGCGTTACATGGTGATGATCATTGGCAGTCAGGTGAAGGACACCAAGGCCGGTGACGGCCAGTTCATCGAGTGGACATTCGAGGTCATGGACGGTCCCTTCAAGGGACGCCGCCTGTGGGAGCGGATGAATATCATCAACAAGAACAAGAAGACCGAGGACATCGCGCGGTCGAACCTGAGTGCCTTGGGTAAGGCCTGCGGCAAGCGGGGCATGGTTGCTGAGACTGACGAACTGCACAACATCCCGCTGTTTGTGGATGTGCAGATCAAGCCCGAGGACAAGGGCTATGCCGCGAGCAACGAGATCAAGGGCTACTCGTCCTCTCAGACGACCGGCGTGGCCGGTCAGGTGAACACCGCGCCGGCACAGACGGCCCAGGTGACGCCGATGCCGCAGGGTGAGCGGAAGGCGCCTGTCTGGAAGCGTGGTTAATCAGTAAAGAGCGGGGCTTCGGCCCCGCTTTCTCTGGGAGGTATACATGGATTGGGAATACGTTGCAAAAGACAATATGTATTACCCGGAACTGATCAAGCGGCAGAAAGAGCGGCATGTCGCCAAGGTCAGGAAATGCCTGAAGTGCGGCAAGCCATTGGAAAGCGGATGGGCGGGCGAACGGCTGCATAGAAGCTGCCGCGAGAGTAACAGCTA